ATGAAAAAAAGTATTTTGACGCTGTTATTGCTGGCTTGCGCAGGTAGTGCATTAGCCGCACCGCAAATTATCACCGTAAGTCGTTTTGAAATGGGCAAAGATAACTGGGCATTTAATCGTGAAGAGGTAATGCTAAGTTGCCGCCCTGGACATGCGCTCTTTGCAATCAACCCAAGTACCTTGATGCAATACCCTTTAAACGACGTAGCGCAACAACAAGTGAGTAGCGGCAAAACCACTGGTCAGCCAATCTCCGTGATTCAAATTGATGATCCTAAGACACCGGGACAAAAAAAGAGTCTTGCTCCATTTATTAAGCGCGCAGAGAAGTTGTGTAGCTAAAACGCAATAACTTACTAATTAACAATAAAAAACCGCAATAACCGTAGACCGGATACTGCGGTTTTTTTCTAAAACATTACCTGTGCCGCAGTATTTTTCTGAACACTTTCGCGCCAGACTGGAAAACCTGCGCCGGTAATCTATTCTTAGAAGGCAAGGCGATGTCTGCCTGCATTAATGCCAACTTTTAGCGCACGGCTCTCTCCCAAGAGCCATTTCCCTGGACCGAATATAGGAATCGTATTCGGTCTTTTTTTATTCGCTGATTAAAATCAGCGACTTATAATAAATTCAGTTACTTACCGCACATCCTGTTGTACTCCATTACACCCAATATGATGCTCTGTAGTCACTTTGTGGACGCCCCGCCGAGTTTACTGAGCGGGTTTAAAATAAGCGCATCCTCAAGATGGTCAGGTGCAAAATGGGCATAACGCATCGTAACTCGAATATCAGAATGCCCCAAAATTCTTTGCAGGACAATAATATTCCCGCCTCCCATCATAAAATGACTGGCAAATGTATGCCTAAGTACATGACTCATTTGGCCTTCTGGTAATTGAAGTCCTGCAATTTTTATTACTCGGTAAAACTGGCGATAACATTGCTCAAAAGGCTTACCGTCACGCTCAATAAGTTGCTTATATAATTCGTCAGATATTGGAACTGTTCGGTTCTTTTTACCCTTCGTGTTTACGAAAGTAATCTTATTAGGTGAGAGTTGAGATTTCTTAAGATTTGCCGCTTCACTCCAACGTGCTCCGGTGGAAAGGCAGATTTTTACAATCAGGGTTAATTCAGGATTTCCATGCCCGCGACACGCACCCATCAATCTTTTCACTTCATCGTCAGTAAGCCAGGACATTTCTTTTTCAGGCTCATCAAACTCACGAATATTTTTGAGTGGGTTAGGGTAGTTAACCTCCCCAAGTCGGGTTAATTCATTAAACACTGCCCGCAGAAAAGCATGTTCACAGTTCACCGTTCCGATGGAAACCTTAAGTGACTTCTCACTGGTTTTATATCCGTTAGCAATCTGGCCGGTGAGTCGTCTATCCCGATAATGCGCCCAATCTTTAGCTGTGATTTGAGAGGCGACGGGATCGCCTAACCCATTACATATTATATGCAGCTTACCCAAGCGACCTTTCTTATCACTAAGAGAGCAACCATGTAACTTGTACCATAGCTCAATTAGTTCACTTAGATGTCGACGGTCATCCTTCTCTGCCATCCAGGGTTTTTGCTTCGCTTGTTCCAACTGATAACTTTCATAGGCAAGCGCTTCACCTTTAGTGGAGAATTTCTTGCGTACACGCTTACTGCCGCGCCCATCGATATAAACATCGCAAAGCCATTGTCCATCAGCTTGCTTTCGTACGGTCATGTGTAAATCCTGCTAAATCAAATGATTGAAAAATACTGTATATTTAAACAGTATTCAATGTTTGATTTTGCAAACTCATACATTCAAATGCTTACTTAAAAGAGTATCTTTGTTATCTCAGACGGAGTGCAGGCATAAAAAAACCTGCTTTCGCAGGCTTTTTCTACATCCAGAGCTGTTGTTGTTTATAACGATTAGGGTGGGGCGGTGCTGGTTCAACTTCGCCAGGTTTTACGATATATCGAGCAAGTGATTCATGGGTGACAAAAGTGCATCCACAGTTGATATTCTGGCACTGGTGATAACGTTCTTTAGTTTCTATGCTCAAATATCTGCTGGATCGCGCGTGGGCTGCGTCCTGGCATAACGGGCAATGCATCATGATTTATTTCCCCTCTCGCTCTTCATTGAGGGAATGATAAACTCACAGATCGCATTTGCAAGTTATTGTTTGCAAATTTCACTTATTCAGACTCGTAACTCACATCGTTTAATCTCACCTCCAGCTCAAGCGAGGTCGTATAGCCACTGTTACTGAGTGAGTGCATCACCTTTGTGATTGTCCATGCCTGCTCGTCTATGGCGCGCTTGAAGCCTGAGACTGCGACCGGTGTTTCCGGGTAGAGATCTGCGCGTCCCATGGCGAGACTAATCGAAAACTCCGCCACGCCGCGTTGCAGTTTGTCCCATTTCGCCTGAGCCGCCCGCATCGCCTGCGCCTTGCTGGCGTAGATGGTGGTGAGGGCAAAGACATTATCTTCCTCACCAACCATGTATTCGCCCTCGCGTGCTTCCTTTTCCTTCGGTGCTTTCTTCGCTATAACCGGCTTTGCTTTCGGGTGCTGGAGTGCGCGCAGGTGCTGCGGCTTGGCCTTGCGTTTGAGTTTGACCTGCTGCTTTTGCTCTTTCGGTTCTCTGGTATGCAGCCATTTCACCGTCACGCCGGTATAAGCGCCCCGGTCAGCAATCGCAAACTGATGACGGTCGCCATCTTTACGCTCAATGGTCACCTGCGGAATCGGTCTGCCGCTGGCTGAGACTCCGGCACCCGCTTTCAGGAACAACAATTTCCCGGCCTTGACTGACACCTCGGCTCCGTTGCGTTCTGCCAGACGGGTGAGAAATTTCGCGTCCGACTCCTGCGACTGGTCGATATGCGGGATGGCAATCGAGGCAAACGACGGCGCAACGCTGGCGGTAAGCTTGTTGCGGCTGGCGATAGTGTTCAGCACCTCCCCAAGTGTGGTGTCGTGATACGACGCTTCACGGCGTGAGTTAAGCGTGCCGCGAAAATCTGCACTACGTGCCCGGATGGTCAGCGTATCCGGTGCGCCCCGGTGCTCAATTTCATCGACCGTGAATTGTCCTTTGCCCAGCAGTGCCGAACCCTGCCAGCCGAGAAACAGTGACAGCACCGCACCACGCGTCGGTAACTCAATCAGGCCGTCGCTGTCATCGAGTTCGATATCGAGCTGGTCAGCCTCAAAACCCCGGTTATCCGACAGACTGAGACTAATCAGCCGCTCGCTGATATTGCGGCTGATATCCTGATTATTGAGTGTCAGCATAAACGCCGGTGCCATACTCGCCCCGGCATCAAGTGTCATTCCGGTCAGCATCAGAATATCCCTCCAAGTTTGCTCTGCACGTTTCCGACCAGGCTTTCGGCCTGCTGCTGGATATCGCCGAACATGGCCGCGAGCGACTCATCCACGCGGGTGAGGTTGACGGTAAAATCAATCTTGCATGCCGAGCCATCGGCAAAAAACTCCGTGTAAGTCTCACTCACCGCATTAATCACAAACATGCCATAAATCGTGCCACTGCCATCGAGCAGCGGCCACGCACGCCCCTCATCCGCCATCAGGTTGAGTGCCAGCAGTGACATTTTGCCCCCAGTGATTTCCGGCAGCAGGCTTCCACTTAAAACAATCTTTTCCTCGTTAACGCCGAGGAACTGCATCGCCGGTCGCTGACCGACGCGGCTGTTTGACGGCCAGCGGTAATCCACATCGCGTTGCAGGCTCTGGTAAGGCAGCGTCTGTAACTGAAAAACAAACATGCCGAGAACAAGCATCATGGTCGGTCTCCTTAGTCGTACATCATGCTGCCGCGCTGTCTGGCGCGTTTCTCACGCTCGTATTTTTCCAGGCTGTCGCGGAGCTGGCGGTCAAGTTCGCCGCCGTTCTGCACGCCACCGCCAATGGCGATGTGATACTCATTCCGGCTCTGGTCGGTATAGCTTTTACCGGCGCTGGCCGTCACCGGCTGATAACTGCCATAATTCCCGGTCAGCACTCCACCGGAGGGGGAATATCCGCCGCCGCTGGCGTAAGCATTCACCTGTTCGGCTTTCGCATCGAGCTGGCCGGATTCCTGATTAATCAGGCCGAGCTTTTCGAGCACATAATCAATCCCGCTGCGCAGGGCGGTGACCGGTGCCAGCGCGAGTTTAAATGCCCCCGCCAGCGCCTGCCCCACGGCAACACCGGAGTCTTTCCAGCTATCGAGCGTGTCTTTGCTGGCTTTCACCGGGGCAATCAGTTCAGTGAACCACTGCCACACCGCCCGGAGTTTCTGACCTATGGCATCAAACATCGGGACGAACGGGGCGAACATGTCCCCGACCGGGGCAAAGGCGGCGGTCAGCCCTGCGACCACACCGGAGAAAAACGCCCCCAGCGGCTCCCAGTATTGGCGGATGAGCAACACACCGGCGACGATGGCAGCACCGACTGCCACTATCGGCCAGGTGAGCGCCCCGAGTACCGTCATCATCGCCCCTCCGGCGACAGTAAAGGCGGTGCCGAGCAGACCGGCAGCGGCAATGATGGCATTGATACCCGCAATCACCGGCCACGCCACCAGACCAATTGCACCGACCATGCCAATCAGCGCCAGTGCCACACCGCCGACCTTGAGCAGCGTCTGCGCGAGTCCTTTGTTCTGCACTATCCAGTGGTCGAGTTTGAGCACATATTTGGTGGTGGTCTGCGTGAGTTTGCGGAGCGAGGATTCCTGCTGGTCAAACAGGTCAGTCCCGACCGCTTCATAGGCCGACTGAAACTCTTTAAAGTCGCCGCCAAGATTGTCCTGCATCACCTTGACCAGCTCGGCGGTTTTGCCGTCCGAGGCTTTGAAAGTGGCGGTGAGTCGGTCGAGTTTGCCGGTCATGGCATCGGTCATCAGCACGGCGGCTGCGGAGCTGGCTTCCTCACCAAAAATGACCTTCATGTACTCGGCCTGCTGCGCGGTGCCGAGTTTGTTGCGGGTAAAGCTGGCCTGCATTTCTTTCAGCAGGGTAAACAGCGGGCGCATATTGCCTTTCGCATCCGTATTTTTTACCCCCAGCTCACCGAGTGCCGTTTTGGCCTGGCCGACCGGTGCCTGCAACCGGCTGATAACCGCGCGACTGCCGGTGCCTGCCATCGAGCCGGTGATTTTCGCATCATGCAGCGCCCCCGCCATCGCGGCGGTTTCTTCGATACTGATACCGGCATTTTTCGCCACCGGTGCCACATAGGTCAGCGCATCACTCAGCCCGTTAAAGTCGGCGGCGGTTTTGTTCATGGTGGTCGAAAGCACATCGCCGATGTGCGCGACCTGGTCATTTGAAAGCTGGAAAGCCGAGCGCATCCCCATCAGCAGGGCGGCGTTTTCTTCCATGGTGCGCTGGTTGGCGAGCGCCATATTCAGCGTGACGGGTGTTGCGGCCTGAATGGCGGCGCTGTCTCCCCCAGCCTTGGCGATAATAATCTGCGCACCGGCGGCGTCATCGGCTGAGGCGGCGGTGTTGTCCCCGAGCTGGCGCGCCTGTTTGCGTAAGGCTTCCATTTCCGGTGAGGTTTTTTCCACCCCGAGCACAGCCTGCAACTCGGAATTTTTCTGCGCAAAGTCGTAGCCCGGTTTGAGAATACCGACACCGGCGGCCACACCGGCCGTTGCCATGCCGACACCAGCGGCACCGACCGCGCCCGCTGTCCCGGCCAGCTCTTTACCGGCCTGATAGCGGTTTTTTATCGCATTGAGTTTTGCCTGTTTCGCACTGACCTGTTCGAGTGCCAGCTTCTGCCGGTTAAGCTGGTTCGTGGTTTCGCTGATGCGGCCCTTTAAACGCAGCTCATCAGCCGTGAGGTTGCGGGTGTTAATCCCGGCCTGCCCGAGTTCGCGCTGCTGACGCTTCACCGACTCGGTGAGACTGTTATATTTGGCCTGCAATCCTTCCGCCGCCGCTTTTGCCGTTGCCAGCGCTTTGGCCTGCTCGCGCGTCGGGCGTTCAGTATTTTTAAACTGCGTTGCCAGTGCTTCGGCTTCGGTCTTTGCTTTTGTCAGTGACTGCCCGGTGACGGCGAGCTGCGCGCTGGTTTTACGAAAACCCTCGATACGTGACGCCTGACCGTTGAGGTCTTTGAGGGTTTTGTGCGTGTCACGAATATCACCCGCCAGCGTCTTACTTGCCGTCTGGATGTGCTTAAACGGGCGCGTCGCCTGGTCAACGGCTTTTAGCAGCACTTCGATTCTGACGTTATTACTCATGAGAATTTCCGCTCCGTTTCAGCGCCATCTCGCGCCAGGTGATGAGGTCGGTCAGGCTCAGGGCATACAGCTCTGACGGCGGCCAGTGGAAAATCACCGCGATATCCGCCATCAGGTCGTCGACCGATAAGCCCGGCGGGAAGGTTAAACCGCCGAAGCCGGAGCCAAAAAACCGATCACCTTCGCGGCAAGGGTCATCATGTCCGGTAATTCCATGGCGATGACATCCGACTCGGTGAGGCTCGGGTAGGTCATGCGCGGCAGCACTTTAATCAGCGCATTCACATCTGAGCTGGCCACATCGGCGAGACTCACCCCGCGCAGGGTGCCCGCCGTCGGCTTAATCAGGGTGAGGGTTTCAATCACGATGTCACCGCGTTTAATCGGTTTCACCAGGGTCACAATGTTCGGGTTATCAGACGTGTTCTTGTATTTTTTTGCGTTGCTCATGAGGTTTTTCTCCGGGAATTAAAACAGGGTTAACCGGCCAGCAATCCTGACCGGCAGGTGCATTAAGACAGGCCGATATTGCGGCGGCGCTGCTCCAGACGGTCGATGCCGTTGACCTTCTCAATCATGTTGATGGTGTCGATTTCAATCAGCTCTTTGCCGTTCATCGTCAGCTTGTAGTAAGTACACAGGGTGGTGATTTTGGTCTCGGTGTCCTCACCCTGTTTGCTGTCGCCGCCGTCAAATTCCTTGTGACGGCCACGCACCACCACCTCGACGGCGGTTTCTTCTTCGGTGTCGTCGCGCTGATAGGAGCCAGCAAAACGCAGCGGCACACTGGAGGCACCCGGCAGCGCGTACTGCGCCCAGAGTGCTTCATCCGGGAAGCCACCGAGCGTCCACTCCAGGGTGAGCGCCTCATCGTCAAGACCAAAATCCACATGCGCGGCACCGTTCATCCCGGCACCGCGCCAGGCTTCCAGTTTGCGGGTGAGTTTGGGGAGCGTGACGGAGGACGCCACCCCCATGTAGCTGAGGCCGTCGTTAAACAGGTTGAGCGATTTAAGTTTGCGGGGCATGGCCATTTGAGCACTCCTTATCCGTTAACCGAGGCAATCAGGTTCACCAGGTATTTATCGGTGATGCGGCTTCGCAGGGTGAGGTTTTCCAGTGGCGGCACCGGCGTGTAGTCATAATCGAGATAGAGTTTCCCGGCTTTCAGCGACTCTTTATCGTTGGCCGTTTCATCAAACCAGCAATCCGCATCCACGATATAGCCGCCGCTTTTCAGCTCGCGGAATTTGGCTTTGATACCGTCAACAATGTCGCGGATGAGCACCGGGGTGATCGGTTTATCCACCGCCCACATATGCCCCTCCGCCATGGTGTCGGCAATCACCTGCGCGGTGCGGCTGTAGTTTTCAAACAGGAATAACGGATCATCCGAGCAGGTGCGGTTGCCCCAGAAGCGGAAACCATCCTTGCGGATAAGCGTCGTGACACCCGCTTCGTTGAGCAGGTCAGCATCGGTGCCGGGTGCCTGTAAATCCCAGAACACCGACGCACTGATGCCAGTGACACCCTGCACGCCGACGTTAGACAGGGTTTTGTGCCAGCCGACCGTCTGGTCGATGTAAGCACGTAAACCGAGGGCGCGCGCCGTCGCATACGCCATGGCGCTGGCACTTTTTGCGGTGTCCCAGGCGATAAAGTCCGGCCAGATAACCATCAGCTCGCGCTGGCTGAAATTGTCGCGGTATTTGATGGCGTCAGAAATCGTTTTGCAGTCCCAGGCACTGACATAGCCAAAGGCGCGCAGACTGACACACACTGAGGCGAGCGCGACCGCCACCTCCTGCGAGTCCAGCCCCGGCACGCCGAGAATGCGCGGACGGACACCGGTGACAGCTTCGGCGGTCAGCAGCGCTTTAATGCCGGTGTATTTGCCGTGCTCATCGGTGCCGCCGATGATATTGGTGATGGTCTGCGCGTGTGCATTTGCTTCGTTATCGCCGCTGCCTTCTTCAACGCGCACGACAATTGTGACCGGTTTGCACTGGTCGGCAATCGCCTGGAGTGAAGCCGCGAGCGTGCCACTGGTTCCGGCTTTGCCGATGGCGGCCTGCACATTGGTAATGAGCACCGGCTCATTGAGGGGGAAGGTTTTCGCGTCAGCATCGCTGGCGGTACACACCATGCCGATGACTGCCGTCGAGACCGTGGAAATAACACGCGTGCCGTCGTTGATTTCAACAACCTGTACGCCGTGGTGATAGTCGCCCATCCGGGTCACTCCGTATTTGTTCAGGGAAGTCCATTCTCAGGTGTTGTGTGTCGTGCAGGCGAGCAATCAGCGCTGGCTGGCATCAGGCACAACAAACCGGAAAGCAGAACAAAATCAGCGGCTCGAATGAGGCGGGGATTGATCGGTGAGAGCGATCAATCCGGGAGAATTGATCGTTTATATCCATTATCTATCAGGGGTTATTGTCGCTATCGTGACTGCCATTCACGGAGGTGATGCGATGGAATATATTTTGTGGGGCGTGGCGGCACTGGTCGGCTGGTTGTTAGCAGGCTACTTCTGGTGTGTCTGGTTTGTTGATGATGACGATGATGAATATCAGGAATGCCCGTATGACTAGCCCGCCTTGTGCGGGCTTTTGTTTGCCTGTCAGTCAGTAACTGGCGGCTGTGGCCATTCAATCCCGTCAGTCTGCGTAACATCAATCCGACTCAGTAGTACACGGTAATTTTTCCAGACCCGCAGCAGCGCCGCCTCGCTTTCAGTAGCGATGTTCAGCTCAACTGCATCCTGAAGCACTGCAATGGCTGTATTTGCTTCATTCATTAACATCTGTTTCTTATTTCCAGCCTGCGCGGTTAATTCCTCAGAACTTAATACTCGCTGTGAGATAACTCCCTCATCAAATATCCATGTTCCGTCAATATCAAATCCATCGGGTAGCGTATCGACATCCGTGACATTCAGGTCAACCGGATACAGGCGCGAAACATCATCGCAATAACTGCGGATAACGCCCGAAGCTGGCTCAAATGCAATTGAATATTTCTTTGTGAATAATGGCAGCGATTTAAACCAGTCCTTTCCATTAACATCAATAAAATACTGCACACCGTTACCCAGCGGCATTTCTTCAGGGTAGTAACGCTTTAATTCAATAAGAGTCATATTATTAGCCTGTGATTGTGGCCCATGTGCCATTGATATTTTGCTGAATCGGTTTGTAGTAACACGGATCGCCACCGATGTTTTGCCCTTCAGGCTGCCATCCCGTCATCACACATCCGGCAGGGACTCTCGAAATTGCACCTGATGAATTAATCACTATGTGCCCTTCAGCACCCAGTTTCGTTCCCTGCAAATATCGGGCATCAGATGCAGCTTTTGTGTATGCCTCACCCGCAGGTGTGTAGCTGCCTTTAGGCTGAAAACGGGTATCAGCCTCCGTTTTTGTATAAACAGTGCTTTTTGGCGCTGCGGCATTGGCTGTTGTCTGTGCGGCTTCGGCGGCCGTTATACCAGCGGAACCACGCGCATAGGCGCGATTTAGTGCGGTAGAGAGCCAGATCCCCGCTTTACCATCGCCGCCCAGGGATGCACTCGCCCATACAGTGCCAAATATGTCACCGTTATTAGCTGTCATTGCCCCAGCATTACCCCAACTGAAAGCGCCATTACTGATAGTGTTGGCTTGAACCTTGCCCCCTGCCGTGATTGACAACGCCGTGCTGATAGCCCCTGCGCTCGATAATGTGCCGCTTGTGTACCAGCCCGTCGTTGTCAGATATGCCGACATATCATGTGAGTTATCTGACTCGGCATGACTGTTTGCGTTCATGAAGAACCCAAAGTAAGAGTTACCCAGCCCACCCAGCATCCACTTGTAGTTAGTGTGTTCTTGTCTAACCATCACACTGACTGAGCCGTTTGAAACGGCAGTGCGGTTTACGAGGACGGTATTTTGTGTACGACCAGAAATGTAGGAGCCGTTAGTGGTTTCAAGCTGAATTAACTTTTTCGGGTTAATGGCAGATGGTGCGACGTTCATGATTGCGTAGGCGTTAGCCATCACATCAAAGTTGCCGTCGTTGTTCCATTTAAAACCAGTATCACTATCACCGATAGCAATACTATTGCTTCCCATAGCGCTGCTAGTCGCAGTTCCGATAGATAAGCCATTCCCCAGTGAAACCAGCCCGTTGCCGAGGTTTATAGTGAATGGCTTAATACCGGACGCCGCATTTCCGGTTTCGGCTCCGCCCTTCGCTGTTGGATAGATTGCAAACGTATCCGAGGCTGGTTTGAACAGAAATACACCGTATTCGTTTGCACCATTGTCCTGATACAGTCGAATTGGCGCGCCAGCATTCCCATATTTTATTTTTATCCCGCCCGTTAACGTCCCGCCATTAGCAAGCGATAGCGCTCCAACATCTTCCGCAGTTAAATTTGCATCGGCAGTGAGGACGTGACCATTGATTTTCCGGTTTGACGGTACGCGACCATTAGCATTGTCATTCGCCGCCTTAACCGCTTTCGGCGTGGCTGCCAGCACCTCACTGATGCTGTCGGTAGCACTACTGAGCTGAACGATACCCTTGCGCGCGGTGGTTGCATCCTGCGCGGTGTATTTGCCGTTCGCCAGGTCATAAGCCGTCTTGACCGCTTTCGGCGTTGCCGCCAGCACCTCACTGGTGCTGTCGGTGGCACTGCTGAGCTGGACGAGGCCTTTGCGCGCGGTGGTCGCATCCTGCGCGGTGTATTTGCCGTTCGCCAGGTCGTAAGCCGCTTTCACCGCTTTCGGCGTTGCCGCCAGCACCTCACTGGCACTGTCGGTGGCACTGCTGAGCTGGGTCAACCCTTTCGCCGTGAGTGAGGCATCAGGATGCCTGCGGGACTGTTCGTGCTCGGCGATTTTGTCGTCGACATAGTCCTGGGTTGCCATCACCATCGTGGTGTCGATAACCAGGTCGACTGACTCCACCGCACTGACGATAATCACCATGCGCAGCGTCTGTGCACGTCCCGAGCCTTCGGCAAGCTCTGGCTTGTAGCTCTCCGCCATATTCGCCACCGCAACCAGTGTGCCTGCGGCATCGTAAAGCCCCATTTCACGCAGCCAGAATCCCCCCACCTCCGGGGGGATCACCAGCTCGGCAATCACGTAATTTTTCTTTTTCGCGTCCACACTGATTTTATTGAGCGCAGCCCGGTATTTCTCACTGATGAGCTTTGTCTGGCCGACGTCCGGCACCGGCAGTGTGCCACCGCCGTCACCGACGGCCATCTGCGTGATGGTGACTTTTGTGCCGCCTGCGGTCGCGGCGGCAAATTTTGCCGCCCCGGCGGTGGTAATGAGTGTTTTATATTTAACGGTCATGCCTGCCTCTTTTAGCCGGGGTAAACAGTAAGAATGTCGCCGTCATAGCTGACGCCGCCGGTGTACAGATAACCGGGAATGTCCTGGATGATGTTCAGGCCAATCAGGTGACGGCTGGCCGCTTTCGCATCGGCGATGAGGCGCTCCATCTCGTAATACATTTCTTCCGTAATGCCACTTTCCAGCACGCCGATATCCAGACGAAAGGTGCCGGGGGCATCACTGGTCTGCCACCATTCGGTCACGTTAATCAGGTAGCCGAGCGGCTCCACCACGCGCCGGATGGCCCCGATAGTGCCTTTGTGGCTATGAATATATTTTGCCGCCTGAATAACGGCGCGTTTGGCATCCTCCGTCCAGTTCTCATCCCAGCGGTCGACCGAAAACGCCCAGGCCAGATACGGTAGCAGCGGTGCGGGGCATTCCTGCGGATTCCAGAGCTGGCGCAGTGGCACCGGCACACGGGTCAGTTCGGCGCAGGCTTTTGCGGCGGCCAGCTCAAGCTCAGAGGAACCCACCGGCAGCAGCCGGACGTTATTCATCGGCACCCCCAATCGTGATTTTGTAATCAGCGCAGAAAGAAGCCTGAGTGTCATCAAGGACGATGTCGGCCAGCGGTTTTGCCAGCTCGACACGCTGCACACCTTCCACGTGTAGGGCGGCATAAATGGCGGATTTGCGGATATCCCGCCCGAGGCGGTGCTGCGCGCTGATGTAGGCTTTTAACTTTGCCTCGGCGGCCTGTCTGACCGGCTCCATTTCGGGGCCGGGATACAGATAAAGTGTGGCGTCAATTTCATAGTTGACGATGACCGCCGACTGCACTGTCACCCGGTCGGCCACCGGGCGGACGTTCTCGTCATTCAGGGCAAGGCTGACGATATTCACCAGCTCGTCACTGGCCGTACCGTTACCCTCACGCGACAGCACCGAAATAGTGACGCAGGCAGGCGACGGACTTATCACCGACACATCCGCGACCCGCCCGTCGGCACTGCGGCCGTGGAACTGATACGCCCCGACCGGCCCCGCGACACTCAGCCCCTCAAACGACTGCTGAATACGTAAACGGTAATCGCTGTCCGATTCCATCACCGCCGCCACCGGCGGGATGGCAGTCTCATCTGCTGGCGTAATCACCAGGCGTGCGACGTTATTGTTTACGCCGAGCACATCGAGGTCATTCCCTCGGGAAAAGGCCAGCATCACCGCCAGTGCCGACTCGTTAATGCGCTGTCGCAAAATCAGCTCACGATACGCATTTTCTTCCAGCAGTTTGACGATAGGCTCGGATTCCAGCGCGAGCGTGCGCGCGACGGCTTCCTGCTCATCTTCGGGATAGAGTGAAATCAGTGTCGCTTTGCGTTCGGCGAGCAGGGTTTCATAGTCCAGCACCTCGACCACATCCGGGGCGGGTAACTGGCTCAGGTCAATGGTTGCCATAATCTCAGCTCAGGGGAATGGTTAAGGAAAAAGGCGTGCCGCCGGTGCCGGTACGCACGCCGGTAATATCGACAAACAACGCGCCTGCGCTGGCGCTTTCAAAAGTGATGGCCGTCAGCCGGATACGCGGCTCCCACTTAAGAATTGCCATGTAGCAGGCGGCCATAATTTGCAGGCGCAGCGCCGGGTTGTCAGGCTGGTCAATGAGTGCCGAGAGCAGTGAGCCATAATCGCGGCGCATGACGCGCGAGCCGATGGGGGTGATCAGAATGTCGCGCACGCTCTGACTGATATGTCCGGAATCGGACAAACTCAGGCCAGTGGCACGGTTCATGCCGGGGTATTGCACCGTCATTGCGTCCCCTCCGTCTGACTTCCACCGCGCTCAACACCACCATGCTTATGGTTATCCACCTGCACACCGTTGGATTTGAAGGTGCCGCCGCTGTGCTCAATGTTGCCGCTCATTTTGCCGCCTTGCTTCACCTCAAGCGTACCGGTGGTGAGCTTGTTCGTGCAGACCACTTCCGGCGTATCCAGGGTGATTTTCTGGCTGGCCTTAACCGTCACAACCGGCACCGTGACGACCACAGATTCAGACGCCGTTACCGAGGCGGTTTTAATGCCTGAAACGGTGAGCGACCCGGTCTCCGGTTCGTATTCGATAACGGCACCATCAGGGAAAGAAATATGCAGCGCATTGGCAGAGGCTGAGGGCGCGGGGTTATCATCGGAATAAATGCCAGGCAGAACAAAAGCGGTGTCCAGTTCGCCGCCAATCGCCAGCAGCAAAACCTGTTCACCGACCGACGGTGCCCACCAGGTCCGTGAGCGACCGGCGCGGGGCGTCAGCCAGTTGAGCCAGTCGGTGGTGATACCGCCAGTTTCAATACGGCATAATGCCCGCGCGGTGTCGACTTCAGTCACGACACCGGTGCGGATAAGATTGCGCAGCAGACGTGCAAGGTCATTTAAAGATGTCAGAGTATTCATGTAGAAAAGGATGCCTAGAGTGTTCACATTACTCAATTTAGCTTTGCTCTCTGAATATCAACACAACACAGTGGTTAATTGAAACGACTGGGGTTACAAGTTTTCGTACAACTTTCGTATTAATTACATCGCGCTAATAACTATTAAAATTTTAAATAAAGAGTTATAAGCCGATTAATCAATGAATGTAGAGGTATAGTTATGAGTCTTATAGATGTAACTTCCGTAACTGCACAACAATTTAACTCTCCGTTAGGAGAAGAGTTGGTTGTAATCACTGTGTCAGGTAATTTGCCAACAAGTGGGTGGGGGCCTGTTAATCTTTCTCCTTACATATATATTTCTGATCCAAGTGATGGGGTTTGGGATTTCGGTCTTATAGCCAAGGAACCTGTTGGAATGGTACTACAGGTTATTGAACCATTTGAATTACGCTCAATTGTACCCAAACTGAGTTGGCTAAAAGCAGTACGAATAAATGCAAGCAAATCTGTAATGGCACCAATTGAACTTAATGAGAGTTTAAAGTATGAGCTATTTCAACGGTCACAAAACCGTGATGCAACCCGTTCTTTAATCAGTCAGCAATTGGCTTCGTATGACGATAGCATTCAACCCACAGGTACCATTCACTGGAAAAATGATGGACCTTTTGGTTTACCAGTACCACATCCTGAAATGAAAAAACTGACACATTCAATAATTATTACTGTAGATGGACCTGATGAAAGTAAGGTCCGTGAGTGTCTTAGTCGCGCATTTACAAGTGCAACTATTGCAGCCATCTTGGCGGCATTAATTTCCGGAGGAATGGCGGCTGCAAGTGCATTTTTTGCCGCAGGAACCGAGTCACTAAAAAGCTGTCTTGGTGATGAATTAATATCAGTAAATATTGTTGATGATTCTCACTGGGTGTTTTGGGATGTGTAGTTCTTTTTTCAATTATAAAAGTCCATAACTATGTTGTTATGGACTTTATTCTGTAAGTGCTCTTAATAATAGGCTATTTAATACTTAACTTCATGGTTTTTAATATGTTAGTATTTTAATAATACTATCCCTAATATTGCTCATGTCATGACTACTAAACCCTAGTAGTTTGCGCGCCTCATACTGCACAAGTTCACTGTAAAGGTTAGGGTGATCTCTTAATCCCTCCTGATGCACTCGAGCCATGCGCTGCACACGCCCGGTAAACTCCACCACAGCAGCCTCGTTAGTGCCTTTGACTTTCATATACCGGTTGGTGCGCAGTTTGGTAAACATCGCACGTTTAACCCGACCTTTTTTACCCTTCACCGGCTGGCGTTTACGGGCTGCATAGGGCGTACCGTCGGGGGCCTGTTGCCGTTTAATTCGCTGCTGCTGCGAGGCTCTCAGCCGCTTTGCAATCTCTGCCGTTATTCTGCGGCGCGCAGCCGGTGACAGGCTGGCAATCAGCCCGGCGATTTTGTCCTCAAAGGGTTTAAATTCATTCATGCCACTGACTCACTAGCTCGCCGTGAGCGTACAGTTCCATTGGGCGGGTGACGTTCTCCGGCAAAGGTGGTTCAGGAACGTGCTTCACGTGCAGCGCTTCACCTTCCTGCCTGACCAGCGTGCGCTCTGTCAGTAACAGGCTGATACTCACGTCGACACTCTCGTCGTCGTTAATATCGGCAATATACGTGAAGCCTCTTTTTTTCCCCTCATCGGTGGTCATGATGTCGGGCTGGTTTTCCCGCAGCCAGGCATTGACCGGCACGATGAGGTAATCCAGGTCGCCGTGATAATCCGTGACCACGATGTTTAATGTGTACTGATTTTCAAACGACAGCGAGGTCGCAAGGGTTGAGGCGATTTTCCCGCTGTCGATAAAGATGCGCAGCATGTCCGGGTTATTACGCAGCACCGGCGCTGCGTCACAGAGGGCTTTGCGTAAACTGGCTGGCTTGAGCATCGAGTTCGTCCTGGCAGTGTCTGATGGTTTCAGTCTGGGCGGCACAACTCACCAGTGCCGCCTCAAGCTGGCGAATATCCACGCTTAAATCACCGTTAGTGCGCGGGCTGCTTGCCGGTATCGGGCACAGCGACACTTTCGGACAGCCACTGTAAATAATCGGCGGTGGTGTTAAAGGCCGGGCGGGTGTGCAGCCGGATAATGTCATCAGGCAAATCAGACTCATACCACTCACGCAGCGCTTTATTTTCATTGAGTAACCTCGTCACGGTGTTGCCACGGTTCGCCGCCAGTGTGTTAGCGGCGGTGAGTTTGTTGCGTAAATCGACCTGCGCCTGCTCGTTGCGCTTACGGACAGTGGCGGCAACCTCGAGCTGATTACGCAGCATGGTTATCTGGGTTTTCTGCTCTCCGGCCACGCGGTTAGCCTTTTCAAACGACCGGAGCAGCGTGCTGTTTTCGCGCTTCATCCACCCCAGACCAGCGACGGCCAGTAACAGCAGAATAATCAGCGTTTTCATTCAATCCCCCTGAGGCAGTAAGCCCGTTCACGCGTGCGGCGATTTTCCAGCCCGGTATTTCTGACGCCATTCACAAACACCCAGCGCGGGAACTGCTCACAGACCTGCCACCACTGGTGACGCTTGATATAACTCACCATCGTTGAACGGCAGGCCGCACCGGTGCCGACGTTAAACGCAAAACTCACTACGGCGTCATAGACCGGCTGCGGCATGGCAACCGGTGCGCAGACCGCAAGACGGCGCTCAACATTCAGCACGTCGCTGACCAGGTTCTGCGCCGCCTGCGGCTCGGTGATATCACCTTTCGGCGTGACACCAGCGGTATGACCGATGCCGGATGTCCAGACACCGGCGCTGCACTGGTACGGTTTCAGGCGGCACCCTTCGAGGTCGGCAATCAGCGCCAGCCCGTCGGGGGAGGTTTTCAGCATCCTGAAATCCGGCACCAGGACGGCGAGTGCCAGTACCACGGCCACACTGCAACGTTTAACGATTGATGCCACGTATCACCTCCTCATTCATTCCCATGGCGCGCAGATAACGGAAGGTCTGACGGCGATACCAGAAATTCACCAGCGCGGTGAAAATCGCACAGCCGCCGCCGACATACAGCGCCAGCTTTTCGGGCGTCTGCGTGCCGAAATACGCCAGCGCCACCGACAGCCAGTAGGTGACAAACGTCGTGATTTTTTCCATGTTCAGTCCCATAAGTTCAGCGTCTCCGTGACCGGTGAAGATTCAACATCCGGCAGTTCAACGGCGGTGCCGTGCGGCACTTCCTCGCCCAGCTCTGCCAGTCCGGGATTTGCCCGCAGCACCGCCTCGACCACACCCTCAGTGCGCCCGTAATACCGCGCACACAGTGCATCGAGCGTGTCGCCCTGGAGGGCTGTCACCTTCATCAGATTTGCCCGATGATGCAGCGTGATTTGCCCTGTAAGCGGGAGACCGCCCAGCGCATATCGCGCCACAGCTCATCAATGGTGCTTTCCACGTCGTCGGCTTTCTTGTCACCTTTCGCGCTCGCATCCACGCCGCGATAACGCTCGTAAAGGGTCGCGGTGGTCATCGCCACCACGGCACGCAGGTAGTAAAAACAGCGCACGCTTTCGCCGTCGAGCGTTTCGGCAGGCACATCGGCCAGGTGCTTAAAACCGAGGGCCATCTGCGTGCTGCGGTAATCAAATAGTTCTGCGTTGGTTTCGGCGATACCGTCCTTAATCGCCACGCGCAGACGTTCCGGCGTGACGGTGTGCTCAAGGCGCATCAGCTCACGGACGCGCACCGGGTCGACTGCCGGGAAAAAGAAGGTGTTGCCGATAACCGGCTCGCGTACCGGCTGCGGCGGAATAACCACACCGGCCTGCGATGTGTCGGGCTTACTGATAATCACTGTCGTCATGACAACCTCTAAACAGGTGGACGGTGGACGCCGGTATCGATGAAGGACGAACCTGTCTCAACCGGCGTGCCGTCCGGCGCGGGGCGCATTCTTAACCGGTGGTTTTTGCCACTTTGCGGGGGCGACCGCGTTTACCCGGTGTGGTCGCAGGTTTACGCGGTCGCGGATTTTTAGCCGTTGCAGACTTTGGTTTCAGTGCGCTTTCGAGGCGCTCAATATCCTTTTTCACACCCGCCTGTGCATCGAGCTGCATCGCACGCTGGAGTTGTGCCAGCGCATCCGCCAGCAGTCCCGCGTCACGCAGTACCAGCCCGGTGATTTTGTGCAGTTTTGCACGCACTTTATCGGGCATATCTGACGCGCTTGTCAGGGTTTGCGTTGCCAGCAGGAGACCGACATCAACCGGTTCACCGGCGGCATGGGCGCGCATGGCGGCCAGTGCCACATCTTCGGCGAGCACATACGGCGTGGTGCGTTTGTGCAGGGATGGCATGGTGAGACTGTACTGCAACGCATAGCGGGCAATCTCCAGCGCCCCGGCAATGTCACCGGCATCGAGCTTCCACAGCATGACCGTCATCACAATGTCATCCTGCGCGCCTTTGCCCTCGCTCAGCACACCGGCGACCCATGGGGCATAGGACGGCAACAGCGCACGCTTTTTGTCGGCCTTGCGCTCGATGGAATGAATGGTTTTTAACGTGCGTTGGTCGGCAGCCAGTTTGACCAGCATCTGCTCGTAAGCAGACGCATGGCGCAGCGGATTATCGTCCCGCTGCGCGGTCACAATGGCCGAGACCCGCATCATGTGACGTGCGGCGGGACTCGTCATGGCTTACGCCTCCTGCGCCGGTTCATCAGCCTGGGTTTCTTTCGGCGGCTCAGGGAACTCACCGAGCGTGATGTTTTCCACCAGGCAACCGGCGGCGTAGTCTTCAATCACGTAATCAATGTTCATTGATTCGTAGTTTTCGATGCGGTCGAGCTTGCCGTTCTCATCGATGATGCGGCGGTGACTGTCGTCCATATAGTAAATCGACAGGTTCTCCAGTGTGGTCACCATCAGACCGTTGGCGGGGAAGTACGGCACGCGCACCGCGGGCAGGTTGCCGATGCGTTTCTGGCTGACAATCACGTCAGCGGCCATCGCTTCGGTGTTAGCCTGCTCCTGGTTCACAATCGGGAAGTATTTATCCGCTAACAACTGGCGGCCACAGATGACCACTAAATCCGGATCTTCCTGATACCACGGCGCAATCATATTGTTGGTTGCATCCATCACCAGCGCGTCGAGGTTTGCGTAATCACCGTTTTTACCTACGCGGATCACCGCAGAAATCACGCTGCCATCGTCGGCGGTGACTTTATCCATCACGCGCGCTTTCGCTTCGTTGCGGTACTTCTGCAACCAGCCGACCGCCACGTCCTGCAACAGCGGATTTTTGCTGCGGTCAGATGTCGCCGCACGTTTGATACCGTTGAAACCGGCCATCATTAAATCGAGCGACTGACGTTTGATAATCGCGTTACGAATACGGAGCTGGAAATCCTGGAAACGCGCCCATAAATCCAGGGTGCGGAAACGGATATGGAAATCGAAGTTAATCTGATCGCATTCGTATTTATTGGATTCCAGCGCGGTGAAATCTTCGGTCTGACGTTCATCACCACTCGCGGTATCGGCGGTGCTGGCAATCGAGCCGGAGACACCGACGCCGATTTTTTCACCCTTCATTTCAGCGACCGGCACCATATTGATGCGGGTCAGAAAGTCAGATGACTCCTGCATGGTGTTCATCAGCGTCTGGGTGACGGACGGGTCGACGCTGAATTTTTTGGTCATGTCACTGGCGTCGACGTTGTTGAGCTTCGCGACCTGGGTGAGATAGGCATTAAATTTAAATCGGGTCTGTGGCTTCATCGTTATTCCTGAATGAGTTGAGTTTTATTCCGGGATTAGCAGTTGGTCAGCAGCGAGTCGCCATTGCCGCCGCTCGACGGTTCACGGCGGCGCTGCGCAAAGCTCTCGGTTTTATCCAGCGACGTTTCAAGTGAGGCGAGTTTTTGCTGGCTTTCCTCAAGCTGCGTGGTGAGTTCACCCTTTAGGGTGTTGAATGACTGCTCCATGGCGGAAAGACGCTGCTCAGTGGCATCGTGGTTGGCCTGCACCTGCTCAGTGACGACGGTGACCGCTTCATGCACGTCGTTAAAACGCGCGTCATCGTCGGCCTGTTTACGGCTAAAAATGCCTTTCACGGTGTCGGTCAGCTTGTTAAGCAGGGTGTCGGGCTGGTCTTCAAACTCCAACTCGGCGAGGGTAGCGACGGAAATCAGATTTTCCGGGCTGGTTTTAAAGCGGTTAAGCGGGTTGGATTTTGCAGTGCGGCAAAACTCCAGGTATTCGGTGCCGAGACTTGCCGGGTCATCAGTAACGGCAAGGCCAACCAGATAGCACTTGCCGGTATTGGCAAAGTTCGGCTGAATTTCCATGGAGGTGTAAACCTTCTGGCCTTTGCCAACCATGTCGACCAGGTTGTCCAGCGGAGCAATTTTCGCAAACAGCGCCCATTTGCCGTTGAGCACGGAGTCGTCTTCAATCTGTGCGGCTTTCAGTTCCACCACGTCGCCGTAGCGCTGGAAAATACTATCGGGAAGGATGCCGCGCAGGTGCTCCAGATTAATGCGGCAACCGTAAACACGCGGGTCGAATGCGCTCGCCATTTCCTGAATGTCGGTGCCGCTGATAAGTCGCCCGTCACAGGTGTCACCCTCGACACCGATGCGGAATAACTTCGATACTTTTTTTGCCATGGTCAGGAGTCCTGATGGTGAGGTGATTAGGTCAGGCTTAGTTTCCTGACTCCGCACCCGGCCTGCCATTCATCCCGGATGGCTTACCCCTGACACAACAGCACCTTAGCGCACATCACCCGCCGCTTAAGTAGCCTTGCTCCGTATCAATTAATGCGAGGCAATCATGACCATCACCACCGACACCTCCCTGATGCTTGACCCACGTCGACAGGCGTCACTGCTTTACTGGCAGGGGTTTTCCGTGCCGCAGATTGCTGAGATGCTCGGCCAGAAACGCCCGACCGTGCAGAGCTGGAAGCAGCGCGACGGCTGGGACGGCATTGCGCCGATCACCCGCGTCGAAAACAGCCTCGAAGCGCGCTTAATTCAACTCATCATCAAGACCAAAAAAGACGGCGGCGACTTCAAAGAAATTGACCTGTTAGGCCGACAGATTGAGCGCCTGGCGCGGGTGAACCGCTACAACCAGACCGGCAGTGAAGCCGATTTAAATCCCAATGTGGCGAACCGCAATAAAGGCGAGCGCAAGAAGCCGAAAAAGAACTATTTCAGCGATGAGGCTATTGAGAAACTCGAGGAGATATTCTTTGCGGAATCCTTTGAATATCAGCTCGGCTGGCATCAGGCAGGACTGCAACACCGTATCCGCAATATTCTTAAATCCCGCCAGATTGGCGCGACGTTTTATTTCTCGCGCGAGTCGCTGCTGCGCGCCCTGAAAACCGGCCATAACCAGATTTTTCTCTCGGCCAGCAAGACGCAGGCGTATGTGTTCCGCGAATACATTATCCAGTTCGCGCGCCTGGTCGATGTTGACCTCACCGGCGACCCGATTGTCATTGGCAACAACGGGGCAAAACTGATTTTTCTCGGCACCAATTCCAACACCGCGCAGAGCCACAACGGCGACCTGCTGGTCGATGAGATTTTCTGGATCCCCAATTTTCAGAAGCTGCGCAAAGTGGCATCGGGCATGGCGTCACAGCAGCACCTGCGCTCGACCTATTTCTCGACACCGTCGACGCTGGCGCATGGGGCTTACCCGTTCTGGTCAGGCGAGTTGTTTAACAAGGGCCGCGCGGATAAAAGCGAGTGTGTGGATCTGGATATCAGCCACGCGGCACTCAAAAACGGCATGGCCTGCGCCGACGGGCAGTGGCGGCAGATTGTGAATATCGAAGATGCGCTCGCCGGGGGCTGCGACCTGTTTAATCTCGACACGCTGAAACGCGAAAACAGCGCCGATGATTTCCGCAATTTATTCATGTGCGAATTTGTCGACGATAAAGCCTCGGTGTTTCCGTTCGAGGAGCTGCAACGCTGCATGGTCGACAGCATGGAAGCCTGGGCGGATGACTGGCAGCCGTTCGCCACGCGCCCGTTTGGCTATCGCCCGGTATGGATTGGTTATGACCCGTCACACACCGGTGACAGTGCCGGTTGCGTGGTACTGGCACCGCCGGTGGTGGCCGGGGGGATATTCCGCATTCTGGAGCGCCACCAGTGGAAGGGGATGGACTTTGCCACACAGGCCGAGTCCATCAAAAAGCTCACTGAAAAATACCACGTCGAGTACATCGGTATCGATGCGACCGGCATCGGCCAGGGTGTCTACCAGCTCGTGCGCGCGTTCTACCCGGCAGCGCGAGAAATCCGCTATAGCCCCGAGGTAAAAACCGCGATGGTGCTCAAAGCCAAAGACACCATTGGCCGTGGTTGCCTGGAATATGACGTGAGTTATACCGACATCACCGCCTCGTTTATGGCTATCCGCAAAACCATGACCAGCAGCGGGCGCAGCGCCACTTACGACGCCAGCCGCAGTGAAGAAGCCAGCCACGCCGATGTCGCGTGGGCGACCATGCACGCGCTGTTAAATGAGCCATTAACCGCCGGTAGCGGTCAGGCATCCACCTCAATTCTGGAGTTCAACTAATGGCGAAGAAACGCAAACATCACGCAGCAAAAAACACCCTCACACCACCGGCTGCGGCACCGCAAAAAATGGAAGCGTTCACCTTTGGCGAACCGTCGCCGGTGCTCGACCGCCGTGACATTCTGGATTACACCGAGTGCGTCGGTAACGGCAAATGGTTTGAGCCGCCGGTAAGCTTTACCGGCCTTGCCAAAACGTTGCGCGCAGCCGTTCACCACAGCTCGCCGATTTATGTGAAGCGCAATATTCTGGCCTCGACATTCATTCCGCATCCGTTACTTTCACAGCAGGATTTCAGCCGCTTTGCGCTGGATTTTCTGGTGTTCGGTAATGCGTTTTTAGAAAAGCGCATGAGCGTGACCGGCAAGCTGTTAAGGCTGGAAACCTCACCGGCCAAATACACCCGCAAGGGCACCGGCGAGGATGCGTACTGGTTTGTGCAGTCGTTTGTCACCCCGCATGAGTTCGCGCCGGGTTCGGTGTTTCATCTGCTGGAGCCGGATATTAATCAGGAGTTGTACGGCCTGCCGGAATACCTCAGCGCGCTTAATTCGGCCTGGCTGAATGAGTCGGCCACGCTGTTTCGCCGCAAGTATTACCAGAACGGCGCGCACGCCGGTTATATCATGTATGTCACTGACGCCGCGCAGAGCAGCACCGACGTGGAAGCGCTGCGCGAGGCGATGCGCAGCTCAAAAGGCCTGGGGAATTTTAAGAACCTGTTTTTCTACGCACCCAACGGCAAACCGGACGGCATCAAGATTGTGCCACTCAGTGAAGTGGCGACCAAAGACGATTTCTTTAACATCAAGAAAGCCAGTGCCGAAGACTTGATGAGTGCGCATCGCGTGCCGCCGCAAATGATGGGCGTCATTCCCAACAATACCGGTGGTTTCGGTGACGTGGTGAAAGCCGCACAGGTGTTTGTGCGTAACGAGCTGACGCCTTTGCAGGAGCGGATTAAAGAGGTTAATGAGTGGATTGGTGCCGAGGTTGTGCTTTTTAAAAATTATACTCTAGGCGCTGACTTTTAATTAAATAAAGGGCGATATATTATCGCCCTTTATTATTACAAACCCAAGTCTTCCCACATGGAAATGTATTTTTTTGTGAATAGATCCACATCTAAGCTGGTAAGACCTCTCTCTTTGTAATACCCATAAATAGCTCTTGCATCATCTGATCTATTTGAGGATGAGTTGTGAGGCATTACTAGGTAATTTTCGAACTCCCAAGGATAGAATAGCTTGAACACCCATGGGGGAGTATCAATAGCACTAAATGAAATGTCGAGATATTTTTTATCAAAGCATGGTGCAAGATATCGATATTCTTTAGATTTTAAACCATATAATCGTTGGATTATGATTTTGTCTATATATTTATCCGTTGGGTATTCATTAATAATCTTGACATTGAAAGAGAAGTATTTATTTTTAAAAGGAGTGTTGTCTTCGAAGTCCCCTTCAAAAGAAAAATATGCTTTCAAATTATGATTTCGTACAAGCTTTGATAAGCAGTAAGTTATTGGGTTCTGCGTGAACTCAATAGATGAATGTTTTATGGTTGTGCTTCCAGCATAAAACTCAATTACATTGCTACCATCAATGTAATCTTTAATGGCTATATTATTAATCATATAATTTTCCCACAACTTATTGCTAATATCATTAAATTGTGAATGAAAGTAAAAAGAAGCCTCGTTTTTATTTTCTGTATTTTGTGTGATGGCATCTTTATGCTTTTGGATTATTGCATCCAGCAAAAAGGCCAAGTCATCATTTTTGTTTTGTTTTAGTTGAGTTCTGTTTATAGTTACCCATTCACCAGCATTTCCAGAAAATATATCTATAAACCCTGCCACTCCCATCATTCCAAATGAGATGCCTTTTGTTTCAAGCTTGCTATTTTTATAATAAACAGATATGGAGTAATTTCGGGCTAGGTCAACTCGAAGATTAAAATCCACACCATTATCAAAGTCTGTTGAGGTGCTTGGTGTTGCTATAGAATCTTCTTCAATGAAAGGAATGTTATTTATTACATTTTCGTTGTTAAAAAGAACTTTTATTGGAGATGTTATAAATGTTTTGGCAAGTGTTTCTTTAATAATTGATGGGGCGATTTCAAATTTATCGTGATGAAAAGGATCAAATTTTCTCATGGCTTCAGTTGCTGAAAATGGCACCGATCGAGGAATTTTTAGTTCACTAATAGTGAGTTTAACCTCCGTCCCGTGGAAAAATTCATCCTCAAATTTCTTAATTATGAAATCTGGATTAGAATTTGTTTGAATAATGGTTATTTGATAGCCAGTGCCATATGGGCAACGTGTTTTGATAGAAACATCGTGACACATTGTAAAGACACTTTGAAGGCCAATTCCGAAAAAGCCTGTTGGTTTTGCCCAATCAGGCATTTTTTCTAGCATTCGCTTTCGTTTAGATCCTGTAGGAGAGCCAACCTTAAGTACTTTTTTAATATCTTCTATTGACATACCTGTGGCGTAATCGCGCACTCGAAAAATGTAGTTAATATATTCATTATCGGACGTTAAAGGTTCTAAATGAATCTCTATCTGCTCTTGAATGAGATGGTTTTCGAACTCACAACGAAGATCGTGCTTATTACAATCATTGATTTCTCCATTTTTCTTATACAATAAATCTCCCCAGCATTTATACATGGTTGCATCAATTGCATTTTGAACAATCTCTCTTATAAAAGGATATTTCTCATTGTAAATAGCAGAGCTAGTTATATATTCATAAACCCTTTTTTCATCCAATGTTATTTTTGGTGGTAAATTATCAATTCCAATATGGTCAATTAACTGGCAGTCTAACTTTGATATAATTGGTAGAGATGAGTGCTTGTTATTCGGGCAAATTTCAAGCCAGTGGTTTTTTTGAAATTCAAACTCCTCTCTTATATAATCAAACCAAGATATTTGCGCATTGTAACTACCATACTCTGAGCATATCGCTTCAATTTCTATAATATCATTGTTAATGAGGAGACTTGTAATGGATGAATGTTTTTTCTTATGATCATGAGATGTTTTTGGGATATCTCCAATAGAAGCGAGAAGTGTTTCACAAAATCGCCCATCATCGATATCTAATAAATCTCCAAGCCTTAAAAGAGCCGCTACATAACGTGGGTGTGCATAATCATTCGCATCCATCCCATCATTGCAATGAGGTAATTTTATTATTTCATCACGCTCTTGACCATGGCAAGCAACGATTTTTGATAATATCCCAAACAATCTGCTTGGGATTAAATAGTTTCTAGGTGAGTTTATATTTGCCATCTGAGGATTACTCACATATCTCCCAGATAATTCAGGATGTTTTTTTCTGAAAAAATCAGCAATTATAAAGGTCATTGAGTCCGATAACGCAATTATTTCAACATAATTATCGATGATATTCTTATCTTTAATGTCAATTGCATGCTTTATCAAATCCGAGTCTGACTCTATATGCTCATCTAAGAAACGTCTAAATTCGGGGCTCTTTACTAATTCCAGCTTTTGCTCTTTAGTAATAATCATACCTGCATCATGCCAGTAGCATGATTCCAGCAGCAACCAACAATCAGTAGCGGATAAACTATCTATGTCAGGTAAGATTATTTTCTCAATTTGTGTCAAAATTGTTGAGGAATGGGATGAGTCATGAAGGCTATAATGTGGGAATGTTGTTGCAACAGAGTTCAGTGCCCGATGTATGAGTTTTTTATCAAATTCCCATTGGGATAATAATAAAGAATAATTTGAGTTTGTTTGCGCAAGCAATCTAAGTCGATCTTCGATGCTCATTTTTTGTTCTCTCTATTTAATGTATTATGAATCACTCAGGATAAACATATCAGCGAGTTGCGCGCAATGCTATCCCCGCCACGCCTGCCCGCTTCATGGGTCGGTTTTAATGCAGGTGCAACAGAGACAACAAAGCCCGCCAGAGCTGGCAGGCTTTGATAAAAACGATCCATTTACGATCATGCGTTTCCATGCACTATATGCATGCACGCGTTTTAGCACGTTAAATGGGGTTTTCTGCAAAAAATGGATGCAAGATTTTCAGCAAAAAAATCACTTCGCTTCGTAGTAAACATCATCGCTTTCCTGATTCACATTTTCACTGTTCGCCAGGTCAGCTATCAGCGAAAGCGCCAGCTTTAAATCTGATGGTTTGCAATTCGCTATCAGTGATACCTCAGCGATAAATTGTACGCACGCCCACTTATGTTGGGTACGCCTGGTCTCTTCCATCAGCATGAGTTCCTCTCGATAAATTCACTGTATGAATATACAGTATCATGTGCTGTTAACATTTGTGAAGGAAATTATCATTCCTTGACTGCATTTATAGTCATGAAAACAATAGACAAATTACTGCGGTCTGAAAGTTGTGCAAATTCGTAGCCTCATTTCATCAGTTCCGAAAAGACGATCCCACGCTAGAGGGTCGGCTTTCTTGAGCATCTGCGCATATTGGCCAAATGGGTCATGAATGACCTTACCTGTATCAACGTTGTGCATTTCGTTCATACTTTTCCAAAGCTTTTTAACCCTCAATGCTGTGGTATCTGGTTTTGTAGCGATTAATTCCCCATTGGATGAGCCTCGATACCAATTGCCATCGATAGATATTTTACTGCCAGCGATAAGATGCAGAGCTGTGCCACGATTTATGGTTTCACCCGTTTGTTTCTTAGCGTTCTCAATGAGTAAGTTCACCGCCTTATCGTTAGATACGTCAGGATAAGGTGATAAATGATGTCGTTTTGGTTTCTTCTCTGTTATTCGCTCCGTTAATTTTCGTCTGGCCGACCGGCTCAGCGGTTTACTGAGGTCTATTTCTGGTGGGGAAGGGGGAGCACCGACATTCTCCCCCGTACAGTTATTGACAGAACTCCGAGAGGGCGAAGGATCGCCCTTAAGGTCAACGTCCAAATCAACGGCACGTTTTGGGACAATCTTCCACTGTATGAGGCGGGTTAAAATCGGAGTATCAATGCCAACGGTGGCATCAAAAACACCTTTAATTCGCGTGCATTCCTCACCGTATTCGTTGAGGGTTTCGCTTTGTTCATACCAGGTGCGCACCTGCAACTCATCACGGCGCACAAACGGGCCACCCTGTGCGTTGACGTATTCCGCCCACTTACCCGCATCAGCCGCATCATGTACGGCGGCAAACTCAATACTGAGCGCGTGGGCTGTCTCGCTGTCAGCCATTTTTCGCAGTTCGCGATAAACCGTTACAGGCGCACCGCCCACAAACTGAAACTGACGGATACGCCAGCGAGCCGCCCAGGCTGCAACTGCCGGAGCCGTTTCTTTTAACAGCTCACCGCTTTCGTCATCGCGTTCACCGTCCAGCGCAAAACCATCAATGTTTTTACTGATGTATTTCGCCACATAGCCGGTGGCGCTACCTTTTTCCGGGTCGATAGCTTCGGCATGAAAGCGAGCTTTGCGGGCTTTATCACTCACCAGCTCTGCGGCATCTTCCTGATGTGCATATTTCAGCATAACGGCACGCACGCGAGATACATCCTCCGGGCGCATGAATATCAGCATGTGCCAGTGTGGTGTTCCATCGTGATGAGGCTCTGCAACCCGGATACCAAAAATGCGCAATTCAGCTCGGTGGAGTTTGGCGCGAATACGCGACCAGACGGAGGTTAAATAACTCTGCGTTTCTGCGGGGCTGGCACCGTTCCACTTGCTGTTGCGATAGCCTGCTTTCGTTGTGGCGTGGTATTTCGACGGCGCGGTCAGGGTGTAAAACTCTCCCACATAACCCAGTTCAGTTGAGATCTTTTCAAACCCGCTGATACGCGTCATTAATTCGCCGCGACGAATGGCCGGATTAGCCACACTGCCATCGTATTTATCGATAAGGCTGATGCGGTTTCCTTCTTCGTCCTCAAGATCCATGCCCTTGAGAAATTCACGCGTGCGCCGTCTTTGTTCGCGCCATTCCGCAACACAGGATTTACTGGCATACGGGGTGTGTTTTTTACTGACATTGCCCAGGGCAATTTGCAGGTGTTCACGCCATTCAGAGGCGACACGGCGCAAGCGGCCACGCCACCATTTTTCATTGACCATGCGCAGCACGGCAGGGCCGATATCATCAAGGGAAACTAACTTAGTAGTGACGCGCTCCCACAGTGGCGGCTGGCATTTAAAATGACGGGCTATCTGTGCCGCTCGCATGTAAATCGCGTGCAATATTTTTAGCCTGCTGACATCGCCGTCTATGGTTCCAATCTCGCCATTAATGTAATTGGCAATATCAGCGGCCAGCAGTTCAATATCGGCTTTGGACATATCCTGGAGACGGTTATATCGGGCGGTCAGATTCACAAGTTTTGAGGCAAGAAAGCGGATATCTGGCGCATCAAAATGACCGCCAAACAACTGATGTGAAAGATGACTGTCGATGCCGGTGATTTGATAAATACCGGCGACCTGTTCAAGCCGTGGCAATGCCCGCCTGACAAACGTGACGAGGTGAGCATTGGCTCGTTGAACACCAAAATTACGCTCTAAATAATCAACCCGGCGATTAATATCGTAACGCACGCAATCCGGCTGTTTCGCCAGTGCATCACGCGCACGCAGCAACGCCGCAATCTCTCGATCACGGCGGTGCTGTTCTTTATAGGTCTGATATGGGCTGGCAATCGCCTGCCGTGGTGCGTTCCACGGCCAGGCGAATTTAATCCCGTTCATATCGCATTCTTGTAATGCTGATTTTTCAGCTCTGCGATTTCCTGACAGGTAATGCAGTGCGTGACACCCGGCACGACAGCACGACGCGCCTGAGGGATAGCAGTGTCACATTCTTCGCAAAAGAATGCGCTGGCGGCACGCTGAGGCTGTCGGCGGGCCTGCTTGATATTACGCGCCAGTTCTTCATCCACGCGCAGTTGTACTAAATCCATTGAGTCAGCCATTAGTGCAACTCCTGAGATTCGTTTTCATAGCGCAGTGCTTCGCGGCGCAACAGTTCAGCAGCTTCTTTCCCGTCCATACCTTCGCGCGTGATGTGTACAGCCAGAGCCTCAAGGCGCAATGAGACAGCCAGGGCGCGGTCTTTTCGTTCTTCGTTTTTTGCTTTATTCAGCAGAGAAACCAACGCGGTGTTGTCAGTTTCAAAATTGTGGTTTTCGATGTTTCGCATATCTCTGTTTCCTTATTTTGGGCAAAAGAATGCCCGGCGGGTTTACGCCTGATTTTTGGGAATGAATTAATTACTCGGTTAAATAACAGTCGTGCTTTGAAAACCGCGCCGGGAGCAGTGTTCCCCAACGGGTAATTTCATTCATTGAGCGGATAATCAGTAAGCGGCGCGCCTGTTCGAAATATTCAAATGGCTTGCCGATTTCATCGGGTTTAAATGATGAAGGCTCCAGGCGGTTAGCCAGGGTCAGAACAACGAATTTAAAGTTGTTGTCGAGCTTATTAAAATTACGCAGCGCCGTGTTGTTGGTGGCTTTTAATTGCTGGCGAAAACGAGCGAGACATTCGTCACCGGTCATTTTTATCGGGCCATCAATACGCGCGTGAATTAAGTACACATTGTTAAATGTCGCTTGTGGTGCCTTTACGGATTTTGCCAGAGCAGCACTTTTCATTTTGTCTTCCAGCGGTTAATCAACCTGGTAACGAGTGATGGCTTGTGAGCACTCAGTCCATTTAACAATGCAGACTGGTCGCGGCTCGGGTGCCAGCGATGATTGTTTTCACCCATAATCCAACCGTGGCCGTAGCTCATGGACGGGCTTTGACGTTTCAGTAATGAAGCGAATGACGGTTCCATGTGCATCACCTCAAATCAGACCGAATGAAGCACTTAACCCACTGACTGTATCAACCACGCTATTCATGGCAGGGTTGGTCTGTAAGCGTGCATGCATCGTTAGTGCGGCAAGAGATAAATATCGAATGCCTGAATTGACACTCTCAACCATTGAGTGCTTTCGGCTCGCGGTCAGCTTTTCCTCAGATACCGCACCCGCAGCAATCTGACCAACTTCGGCAGTGGCTTTCAGCGCGTATAACTGGAGTTTGTCATCGGCTAATTCGTTAGTCGGCACACAGGGCAAGCAATGCAATTGCGCCAGAAACCCGTCAACTAACGATGGATCTTCGGTCACATCAGTGAGAGCCATCAGCTCAGGAATATTCAACTGATGAGGTTGCTCTGGATTGAGCTTGTTGCGCAGCACCTGAGGGCGCATGCCGAGTTTTTCCGCCAGTTCAGCCAGATTGTGCTTAGTTGCGAAATTACGGCATGCATCTTCGTAGTGGGGCTGTTTAGAAACTTGATAATCAAACATGGTTGCTCATCCTTAAACTTGCATAATCAAGTTATCGTTTGATGTAGCGACAATTAACCGCATGTTGGCGATTCTTTTCACGCCATGCAGCAACGTTAATCAATGCGTTACCATGTTTTTCCATCACGTCTTTACGTGATTTACCGGTCTCTTTGCAGGTAATAGTTCTTGTGACTGTCGAGGTTGGCGTAGGAGCGAGAAGCACCACGCCATTTGCAATCCACTTTTCCAATACAGAACTACTGATGCCATTGGCAGCGCAGAAGTTTTCTTTAGACATGGTAGGGGAGTTAGCCAGTGCAGCGGCTTTTTCCAGAGCCTGATCAAGAGCAGTATTGATGGCTGGAACTAACTGAGCTGCAATACTTGCAATGAAGTCAGGGGAGGCCAGCATCTGAGATGTGAGCTGAGAATTTGCATTTTCAGTATGCATAACGCAGTATCTCCGTATTAATGGTTCTGTTCTATGGTGTTACATGTGGTGTGAAACATCATAGATCAACAAATGAATTTATGTAAACAACAATTGTTTATTTATTTGGTGGTTTATGGACTTTAGCGAAGGCACTGCCCTAGAAATTGTCGAGCGTTTATGCTCTGCGTATGGGGTTACAACACAGAAAGCATTAGCTGAAAGCATTGGTGTTCCAGCCGCTAACGTAAGTAATTGGGTACAGCGTGATAGCGTTCCTGGCAGTGCCTTTGTGAAATGTGCACTTGATACCGGTAGTGATCTTTATTGGCTAACCACTGGAAAGTTTGCAAATGCAAGTTTAAAAGAAATGAGCGTTTCCGTGCAGGGCAAAGCTCTCTACGATGAGATCATGTCAAACGGCGGTAAGCCTGTGTTACGCCGGATAATGGAGGCGTATGGCTTTACATTGCAAAAACAGTTATGCGACCTGCTAGATATTTCTTCCGGTACAGTAAGTACTTGGGTACGTAGAGGCTATTTTCCTGGCGATGTAGTTGTGGCTTGTGCTCTCGATACTGGAGTGTCATTACAGTGGTTAGCTACGGGTAAAGGGCTGCAACATCAAGATATAATGATTAGCAATAATTTTTATATTCCTAGAAAAAAATTAATTGCAGGTGTTCTAGAGGATTCAGGAACCTGGAATATTGATTTAAGTTTCCTCCCTCATAAAATTATCGAGCCTGTATTTATTGTTAGCAATGCTATTTCATGGGTAATCGATGCTAGTGTGAATGAAATCAGTAATGGACGTTGGTTACTTGGTGTAGATGATAAATACGATATCTATGATGTTGCTCTTTTACCAGGGCGAAAAATCACTGTTACAAGTAAAGCCTCCGCTTTCACTTGCGGAGCTGATGAAGTAAAGGTTTCAGGTAAGGTAGTGCTTACCATGCAAGATGATTTTTAGATGTAAATTAATTATATTTCAATGTTGATAAGTTGTGTTTAAAAGAAAAATATGGATTGCGAAAATACTTATAAGGGATGTTTCAAATGAAAACAAATAAGCATGTAGATAAATTCAAAAATAGCCATTTACAAAGTGGTGAGTCGATTGTTTCATGGGGCGAAGGGTATATCGGTAAAATGATGGGTAAGGGAAAAGATACCCAGCATAACGGTGTATTACTCGTCACTGATGTAAGAGTTACTTTTTATAGAAAGGGCTTCATTGGAGAAGTAATCGAAAGTATCCCTTTGAAATCCATTACGTCTATTGAACGAAAATCTACTATGGGACATCGTTCGCTTAGAATTCATACTAGCCATGATGATCTGGAATTCAAAACATTTAGCAAGGATACCGAAATATCTCTAATTAATGCAATAGAATCGGGTAGAAATTTAAAACCTGAAGATAGTATTAGCATGATTTCTCAAATAAATAGCGACCCATTCGAACAGTTAAAGAAGCTTGCAGAACTGAAAAATGCAGGTGTGCTATCAGAAGAAGAATTCCAATCGAAGAAAAATAAGCTAATGGAACTAATTTGAGTAGTCAGCAGGCTAGATAATTAAATCGCCCTTGAAAATAGGGCGAGTAAAATAATGGACTTTAAGGATGTGTACTGATGCAGCAAGCATGGTCTTTTAAAACAATCAAGCATGATGATTTAAGGTATCATGGAAATGACGGATATGATGATGATTACTCTAAGCATTATAGATATAATAACTTCGTCGCTAATCACAAAAATGTGAAGGTTGGGGATGTTGTAATAATTACAGATAGAAATGCAGTGTTAGGGGTTTCTTTGATAACCCAATTAACAACTCGCGGTGTAGAGAAAAGTAGTAATAAATGTCCGTATCCTGAATGTAATGCAAAGAAATTATTGATTCGAAAAACACTTCAACCAAAATGGCGTTGCAGCAATAATCATACATTTGATAGCCCCCTAATTATTTCTGGACCTGCTACGGAATTTACAGCTGAGTATGGTGATAATTATAGGCAGGTTAATTCTATTAATATGGCTCAGCTCAAAGAAAAAACCCTCCGTTATAACGTTCAGAGCTCTATACAAGAAGTTGATTTAAATTGGGTTTCTTCAGTATTTGGCTTGGCATCATTCTTAGGGCCAACAATCAATATACATGATGCTGATGAAGATGTTGAAAGAAGTTCATCGGATGAAAGAAAAATTGTTGAACGCTCAATAAAACAAAGAAGAGGGCAAAGAAGTTTCAGGAATTGCTTGATCACCAAAAATGCAAAATGTGCCATCACAGGTTGTGAATTAGTTGATATTCTCGAGGCTGCGCATATTGATGCATATAGAAATGACAGCCATAATAATGTTAGAAATGGTATCCTATTAAGGAGCGATATACATACACTTTTTGATTTAAACCTTATGGCAATTCATCCACATCATCTTACGATTCATTTCTCTAAACTAGTCAAAGAAAAATATTACCTAGAATTTGAAGGTAAGAAAATATCTATAAATCATTCGTTGTCTATTGAAGCTTTGAAAGATAGGTGGACATTATTTGATGCCTGTTTTTAGTTACTTTTAATGATAGGTTTATTTTATGCGCTCAGAGTCCTTTAAAATACGTAATGGGATTGCTTCTGTTGTCAGAATAATTCATGATTTTCGTGAGAGATTAGATGTTCGACAAAAGCTATATTTTAATCTTCTGTTACTGTTACTACTTCTGCCAATTTTTGGGTTTTTATTTGGCTCATTTATAAAGAAAGGTCTTTTATTAATATTTATATTTTATTGGAGTGCCGTGGTCATTTATGACCTAACTAGAGCTTATAATATCATATATTCTCATCTTGTTGGGAAAGCATTGTTATTATTAGGGTTTACACTATGTACTAACGTGGCTTTATCAATAGCTGGTATTGTCGTAAATGATATTACGACTGTATCACCTTCTAATTTCCCACATGCAGTAATACTAATATCTATAGGTGTTATACCTATGATTATTGCTATTGTTATGCTGCTTATGTACTTCGCAATTTTGGTTACATCATCACTATGGGCATTATTTGTACTGCTTTATGATCATGGATTTAAAACATTTATTTTCCCGGAGTATGATGTAAGGAAGAAAAAATTCCTTCATAAAACAACACGGTTAGTACAAATACTTTCAATATCTTTATATTGTGTGTATGTATATTCATTCTTTCAAAATACCCTTAATGAGTACTCTAATTTTCTATATAAGAATTCAAAAAGTTTCATTTATACGTTTGAAATGTATTCAAAGTCTCCTTGCAAGGATATCCCTGAGGGGAAAGTGGCATTTATAGGGGATGATAAAATATTACATGCTAAACGGAATGGGGAAATTATGACATTTAAAATATATACTTGTGATTATAAAACCAACTAAAAGAATAATGGCTTCAAGGCACTAGGTTGTAGCAACCATATGGCATGTAGACAATTTTGCGCCAAGATGCCATTTAACATATTGATTTATAATAAATAGTTTAGTATTCGGTCTTTTTTTATCTGCCTTTCTATACAAAGACTTAGCTCGGCTTGTCTGAACGTTCCCGAAAAAATTTCAACTTTCCTTATTGGATCTTGCGTGAACGCCGTAACAGACTCATAACAACATAAACTTCTTTTGGGCTGAATCCAAATACTTTTCGGGCGTTTTCTTGATGAAGGCAGGAGATTTTGAGTCAATAAATCCCAAAACACTCTTGGAAGTTCCTGTTCACCCAATGTCAGAATAAATTAATATATTGAGTTTTATAAGAAATATAACTTCATTGAAAACAGTCTCAGAAAAACCTGCAATGAATTTTCATCAATATTTAGAAAAGCTATACTTTTCCTCGATGAGCAGGCCAATTTACTTTAATCTCATTATTTGTGTTTTCTCAGTATAGACAACAGTATCATCAGGGATATCTTTATTAATAAATGACATGGCGCCAATGGTAACATTATTTCCAATAGATAATTCATGCCCAAGAATACAGCAGCATGCACCGATTTCAACATTGTTGCCGATAGATATTGTTGGCGAGTTGAATTTTTCACCCACGCTGCCACCAAGACCAATTGTGGTGTTTTGCCGGATTTTGAAATTAGAACCAATGGTTGAGCAACCATTAATCACAACGGATAAAAAATGTGTAACGTTCAGGCCAGGCCCGATTGTTGCGGACAATTGAATTTCGGTATTGTATTTTTTGATCAGGTTTCTGTTGATTTTTCTGGCAATGATTTTATTGAGATTTTTTTCCGTCTTATAAAGATATGATGCAATTCGCCACCAAAAATTGAATCGTCTCTCTGGGCATTTAAACGCTTTATGGATCACTCTTGACCATGAAAATGGCTTATTAGTCATCATTACTTCTTTATGCAAACACTCTTGTAGGTGTTCTTTTAAAATTCCTCTTTTCATTTTTAGTTTCCGACAAGAGTTTTTGGTGTAGGTAGATAGCTATTTTTTTCTTTGATGAGTTCTTTTGACATGGGCTGTCGCATGTTTTCACCACTAGGGGAGATAGGGGACATAAACCATTTATTATATAACTCATCAAATTTCTGTGAGATAAATAGATATTTTAATTCATCATTGATGATGGACTCTATTTCACCTGCGTCTTTAGCTACCACCATTCCATAGGGTATTACGTCACCAAATCCTTCGGTGCTCATTTGATAGTCATCTCTGTCAGTCATTTCAGATAATTTGCTATGTATGATAATGTCATCAGTAACGAATGCTGAGATGTGCCCTTGTTCTAGTAAATCAAATCCTTCATCCAAACTTCTCATCAGCTTAACTGAGATCGAATAGTTAATGTTTTGATTCATTGCAGATAGTAATAATGCAGATGTTCCGCCACTAATGGCACCTACGGTCCGCCCCGAAAGCATCTCGAAGCTATTTATATGCTGCGATTTTTTAGCCAGAAAATTTGTTCGGGTAAAAAACCATGGCTTTGAAAAAGTCACGAATTTATTACGTTGCGCTGTATTTCCGGCAATGGCGCAGAGAATATCTGCTTTATGGTGAGATATATATTCAAAGCGAGCAGCTGAGGCAACTTCTACCCATTGTATATTTATATTTGTGTTGTAGCGTTTTTTTATACTATCGACAACACCCTGGCAGATATCCACCGCCATACCGGTCGGTTTTCCATTTAGCTCCCAGGAAATAGGTTTAGCACTACCCACCCAGGCTAATGTAATACTATGTGTGCTAAGTATTTTATTAAGCACAGGATCGGCAACAGCATTGTTGCAAAAGAATATCATTGAAGCTAACAGAAAAGAACCAATCGTTTTACAATGAGTCAAATGACTAAACAAAAGCAAGCCTCCATTAATGAAAATGGCTAAAGTATAATTATATAATTAGAAAGTCTCAGTGGTATTGTAATTGCTTTTGTGTAGGTTTACTAATTATTGTCTTTCCAGTAATAGCCATTAATATCTATATTCCTGGCATGTCTCAATATACCTCTCCCTGAAATCATCCACTTGAAACCAGCAAAAGCTCAGAGGATAGATCTGCGATAGGGATCACATTAATTAGCATCCTTACTATCCTCTCTGTACAATCACGCCCGGCCTGAAGGTCGCCCCAACTAATAACGATAAACCTGCAAAGACAAAACTATGACCACAACTCAAACTGAAACACATCGTCGGGAAAACTCTCTCGCATCGGTTCTGCGTAGCCCTCGCTTGCTTGCTCGCGAATCCCTTGCGGGAGTGGTAACGGCGTTGGCACTCGTACCTGAAATCATTTCATTCTCAGTAATCGCTGGAGTTGACCCGAAAGTCAGCCTCGTCGCCTCTATTGTTCTTTGTTTATCAATGTCACTGCTCGGTGGACGTCCTGCAATGGTGACCGCTGCTGCCGGCTCAGTAGCATTAGTTATCGGTCCGATGGTTCATCTACATGGAGTTGAATATATTTTCCCTGCGGTGTTGCTGGCAGGGCTAATCCAGATCTTGTTCGGCGTCGTAGGGCTTGCACGTATGATGCGCTATATACCATTGTCGGTGATGACTGGGTTTGTGAACGCGTTGGGCATTCTCATTTTCTTTGCCCAGGTACCCCATATTTGGGGGGATAACCCGTTGGTTTGGGGACTGTTTGCGCTCACCCTGGCAATTGTGCTGTTTCTCCCGCGGGTATTTAAAATGGTTCCGTCGCCGTTGGTGGCGATTATTGTGATTACCGCCGCATGCAGTGGGATGGGGTTATCCGTACCAACAGTCGGTGAGGCGGGACCAATGGCTGCTGGATTACCTGGACTGACAGAGTTGTTGGTACCCTTGAATCTGGATACTTTACGAATTATCTGGCCATGTGCTTTGAGCATTGCCTTTGTTGGTTTAATGGAGTCGTTGTTAACCGCCAAACTGGTTGATGACCTGACTGACACACCTTCGAGTAAACGTCGTGAATGTTGGGGATTGGGAATATCTAATATCTTTGCAGGTTTCTATGGCGGAATTGCAGGTTGCGCCATGATTGGCCAGACCATGGTAAATGTGGAATTAGGCAAAGGGCGCACTCGCATTTCAACAATTGCTGCTGGTTTGGTGTTGTTGCTTTTGGTAACAGGCTTAAGTGACCTAATGTCAAAAATTCCAATGGTCGTTTTAGCGGGAATTATGGTGATTGTGGCGGTGAAAACACTTAACTGGCACAGTATCAAACCTGCGACGTTAAAGAGAATACCGCTTCCCGAAACGCTGGTGATGGTGACGACCGTTGTTGTCACAGTTGCGACGGGCAACCTGGCCTTGGGAGTGGTCGGTGGGGTTATTTTCGCGATGATTTTGTTTGCTCGTCGTCTTGCACACGTGGTGATTGCAGAAAGGACATTAGCTGATGACGGGCGATCCGTAATATATAAAGTGACTGGGCCGTTGTTTTTTGCCAGCAGCAACGACTTGGTTGAGCATTTCCAGTATGCCGACGATCCGCAAAACGTGATTATTGATTTGTCTGAGGCTCAGATTTGGGATGTATCGACAGTTGCCGTGCTTGATGCTATTGAAACCCGCTATCAACGCTATGAAAGTAAGGTGCAAATTGTCGGTCTTGATTTACGCAGCAGCGATTTCCATGAGCGCCTTAGCGGCAAGGTCTGAACAACGCTTTCGATAATAAATTGGCGTGTTTGAATTCCAGATGACAAAACTGTGAATCTGCCGTTACTTTTGAAGTTTCAAGAGTGCTAGATTTCCAGTAGTTCCAGAGTGAAACGGAGGTGCCAGAGAAATTTGAAACTGTTCCTCGATAGTAAACTGGTGGGGTGCGTGGTAGGACTAATGACCACGATACTCTTTGGTATAAGCCATATTGAAACGCTTGAAGAAGCGGAAAAATTTGCCAGATAACTCGTATCACATCTTCTAAAGGCTGCATATTTGCAGCCTTTTCTATTTTATCGTATCCACTTTTCATATTTGTAACCTATCTGATGGTTTCCTCTCGTGGTGTTTATTGTGTCGTGGTCCTTGAGACGGCAGAATGGTTAAAAAATCATTTACATGACTACATCGAAGGATATGAGCATGGTTAATGCAGCACCTCGTCTGGAAACTGAACGTCTAATTCTCCGCCATTTTACACTGGATGATTTTCCGGCATTAGCTGCCTGTTGGGCGGATCCCGAAATGGTGAAGTTTATTGGTGGTGGACAACCGCAAGGCCCTGAAATGACCTGGGGAAGATTGCTGCGTTATATCGGTCACTGGCAGGCGCTGGGTTATGGCTATTGGGCTGTCTTTGAAAAAGATACCGAGAGTTATATTGGTTCGTTCGGTTTTCAGGACGCCCACCGTGAGTTAACTCCGGCGCTTGAACTTCCGGAGGCAGGATGGTCACTGATTCCGGCTGTGCACGGTAAAGGCTACGCCAGTGAAGCGCTAAACGCTATCCTGCAATGGGCTGACCGTGAGTTTGCGACACCAGTTTGTTGCATTATTGATGATGATAACCTGCGTTCTATCTATCTTGCTGAACGGTTTGGTTTTCAGTTTCAGCACTTTGTTGAATACCACGGCAAGCAAATCAAAATGTTCATTCGTCCTGTCCGCTAACCATTGCCGCCCACTGGTTTATAATTGAGCAATAAATAAACAAAGTGGGGTCGGTATGTATCAGCGAATAGACGGAGAGGAGTGGCGGCATGTGTTTATTGTTGGTGATTTACACGGCTGCCTCTCTGAATTAATTAGCCAGCTTAAACTTCATCATTTTGACTACCATCAGGATTTACTTATCTCGGTGGGTGATCTTATCGATCGCGGAGCAAACAGCCCGGGATGCCTGGCTCTACTCGGCAATAAGTGGTTCAAAGCAGTGAAGGGCAACCATGAAGCGATGGCTTTAGAAGCGCTCGATGAAGGTGAGGGGATCCTCTGGCAGATGAATGGCGGAGAGTGGTATCGAGAGTTGCCAGAACAGCGTCAACATGATGTGCGGCTAGCTTTATTGCAGTGCCGCAATTTGCCGTTAGTTATTGAACTTCATACACATGACAAGACGCTGGTTATTGCTCATGCAGACTACCCTTCAGCGCATTACAGCTGGAATCAGCCCGTTGATGAACATTTACTGGTCTGGAGTCGGGAGCGGCTCAATAAGAATTTACAGGGGCGAGGCGAAGATATTGACGGAGCTGATGAGTTCTACTTCGGTCATACACCGCTCAAAGAAGTGAATCATTTTCATAATCAATTCTATATTGATACCGGTGCGGTGTTTGGTAATAAGCTGACTATGGTGCAGGTTCAGTAACACTATAAAGAGCTGTATTCTTGCGCCGGGCGCCAAAAACTATCAATAAAATCTTCAACCGGGAAACAGCCACCGGAGCGTATCCGCTGCTCATCCATAGCGAACAGGCACTGCTGTTCAGTATTAAAGACATCTACTACGATATCTTCACAGCCGCCGTCCAGATAGCAAACAAATAAAACCAACGCAAACAT